AAGCGCTTGGACAAGGCGATCGGCCTCGCCTGGTCAGAAGATGTGTTCATCGACGAAGTCAACGACGGACGCAGCTCGCTGACCTGATCCTGCGTCCGATCCACGGGATGCCCGGACGCTTACCGCTTGGGGCGCGTGGTGTAGGACGCGACGCTTCTATGGACCGCCACCGTTGCAGCAGTCCTTGATCGGAAAGCTGAGCGCGAAGAGCTCGCCACGCGTGCAATCTGGTGGGCCAGATGCTCCATGCGGTGCAGAGCTGGCGGCACTCCACCTAGCAGTGATCGCTCAACCCCTCGAACTCGATCGAAAGATCTTCGAGCTTCACTATCTATGGCGTGTGCGCAACATCAAAGCAGCCGCACAAGAACTAGGCATTGGCCGGCAGTATTGGTACAGGTTGCTCCGTGCCTTTAGAAAGCGTGTGTACGCTGCCTCACAGGGAATTCTTCGAGTCAACGCAGCAGCTTTGCATGGGATTCAATGGACCGAAAGACGAAAGGGGTAGCGCGCAAGAATTTGAACCGCTGCGGCTATCCCGACAAGCATCGGTACGCCGCGCACTATCTCCCTTCGATCCGTCTAAGAATTCGGGCGCCCGCATCCAAGAGTCCTGTATCGCGCGGAAAGTAGCGTTGGCAGTAGGTCACTCGGTCGCGTATCTGGCCGGTTCTTTTGGCGGCAAGTGAACCGCCAACCTTGATGAAGGAACTTACGGCGTGGAACAGGACAGAGTAAGGGTGAGGCGTGGGCCGCCAACCGCGCGTTGCCTCGTCGCGCAGAGCTGCATCCAGGAGGTCATAGATCTCCGTGAACAGCGCGTCGTTAGCCGCCCCCTCAGCCTCAAGCTTCCTAACGAGCAAGGAGGCCAGTGTCGTGCGAGGGTACGGGTGCTGTTCGATTGCAACGGCGTGCCTCGCAAACTGGATGGCGTCGTCGATGTTGATGTCTTGCGTGAGGATCGCGCGCTGCTCCCAGTACCTTGAGTTCCATTGCCAAGCCTCGCGGACTACGTGATAGAAGTGCGAGGCCTTATCCCCGAGGAGTTGGCGAACGACACGTTCAGCATTGAACAGGCGGCCTGCCAACCTCGCCTCTGGAGTTCGGTCAATGATCGTCTGCCTATTGACGTACGGGGCCAGCGCCAGTGCCAGCCGCTCGAACAAGTCGGCCAACAAATCGCGCCGCTCCCTTGAAAGAAAGCGCAAGAGCCGTTCACCCACTGCAGGGTGCAGGGGGAGCACGAAGTCGCCGTCTTCGGTGTACGCGAGCGGAAGAGGGACTGCCAGCGATAGTTGGTCTCTCAGCCCCTCATTGTGCTGAGCACGCTCGAGAATCGGATAGGCAATACCTCCTGAGTAGCAGAACTCTGAGAGTGTGGCCAAGGCATAACTGCTTTGCGCCTCCGCAGATGAGTCCTTCCATAACGAATGAACGATCTCGTCGAGGGGCTTGAAATTGTTTAGCACTCGGCAACCTGCGATTGCTACTGGGTCGCCCAAGAGGAGGCCCGAAAACTTCTTGGGCATCCGAATGGCCTCTCCGGATCCAACGAGGCCGGCCTTCCGGAATCGTTCGATGAAGACTTCGAACTGCTCCATGCTCCATGGAGAGAGCTGAAACTCCTCGGTCGAAAAGTTGCCTAGTACACGGACAATGTGGTCGCGGCGATAGTCGCGGTCAGCGCACAACAGTGCGAGCGGCTTGCTGACGTTTAAACCTTGAAGAGCCGTGAGGACCGAGGAAGCTTGATCCGCAAGGTTGTCGATTACGAGTACCGCTGGCCGACTAAGAGCCGTTATGGCCTTCCGCGTGTTCTCAGTGTCAATCGCAAGTTTTCCGGTCAGGTTCATGACTACGCGACCTTCTTTCGCGAAGTCATATGCACTGCGTCTTAGAACAGTTGTCTTGCCCGTACCAGCATCTGCGAGTACCAGGAAGAGCTTGACACTGCCGTCGCGGCCTTCGAGGAAGTTTCTGATCTTCGCACTAAGCCTTCTTTCGTCATCGGTCGGCAAGTCGAGGCTGGACTCCAAGTCGGACCATCGCGGCGCCTTTCCGTAGAAGAAGGGAGAGGGCTCCGCGGCCGCATTGGGTGCAGACGGCTTGACCAATTCAAAGGAGCTGAAGAATTCAACCTGCGCATCTGCACCGAACTCGCGGCTGAAGAGCCCCTCCATCGAAGGCACAGCAAGCTGGCTAACTAGTGGGGCGTGCCCAAGCGTCTCAGTAGTCCAGTGGAGGAATTCCGCGAGCTTCGCCTTAACCAGAACTAGCCCGTGTCTGTGGCACAGGCTCTCGGTGATCGCGTCAGGGTATGGCTCCACTAAGATCGATGGACCACGATTGGTTCGTACCGAAGTGTTTGATCTGGCACTTAGGTAGTACTCCAGATCTGGCTCATTGAGGCTGGTGCCAGATACTATGAAAGGCTCGGTAGCCAGCAACTCGGACAAGACGTGCATCCACGGGTTAAGGCCCTTGGTTACCCGGGCGTATTCAGAAGCAGAGAAGACGTATCCAGACTCCGCCTGCCGAGCGAAGCCATGGAGGTGCACGATAGACACCTTGCTTCGGTTGGGAGGAGTTCGGTAGCCCGCGTCGTAGTTGATCGGCTCGGCACGTTGTCGCCTCCTCGTGGTCGTCTCGTAGGCTGCCTCAAGTACGTCATCAATGTTGAAGGTGTAGATTGACCTCCAAACGAATCCAGTAAGGCGCTTAGCCGTCTCTCCCGGTCGGCATCCCGAGTATGGAGCGGTCAGATATTTCTCAATCTCATCAGGAGTCAGCAATAGTGCGACGCGTGAAAGGGGTGCCGCTGTACTTACTCCCTTGAGTGTGCATAGCTCCTTTGTCAACTCGCTCGCTGACTTCAGCGGTACGCGCATTGCGTCGGTGCTATCAAGCGAGGCGCCACTGCCGAGCAAGAGGTTGTAGTGACCCGCGAATAGACTCGTGCGGAAGCGTTCTGCGATTTCTGGTGCGAGCATAGTAGATCTGCTTGTTAGCTTACCTATGACGCGCGCAGGGGCAGTTCTAACTCATCGCTGCCGCCAACGTGCCCCTCCAGCGAATGGGCAGTGCAGACCAACTCACGGTGCACTTAACGTGAGCGCGTTTTGGGCTGCGGAGCCCCCCTCCCGCGCGACTATGCAGCCGTACATTGGTCGATGGAACCCCACCTTTTGGGGGGCCATTCCTTGCAGGGCTGAAGTTGCGTCGTCAAGCACTTTGTTGTCGCCTCCAGAGGCGACAACAAAGTGCTCGCCAGCAGGCGACACTTTCCCTCAAAATCCACCCCAGTTTCGGTAAGTACCCGAACTGCGACTGACGCAAAACAGCCGCACCGCACACCCCGATTTCTCCTCTCTGCAAAGACCTCCAAGGCCCCGCCGGCGCAAGCCCCGGGGCCATTTTCATTGCCGCCCCACGATGCTCTCGATCACCCGCAACGGCAGCGCCCGTGACCTCGCCCGCGCGGCCCGCGACATCCCCGCACGCGTGATCCCACTGGCCGCCTCGACCGCACTGACGCGCACCGCCCAGCACGCGCAAAGAACCATCGTCGCGCGCCTGCCGCAGGTCTTCGACCGCCCGACGCCCTACACGCTCAACAGCACCTTCATCGTGCCGTCGACCGTGAAGACGATGTCGGCCCGCGTGGCGGTGAAGGACGCTGCCCGCAACAACGGCACGCTGCCAGAGGACTACCTGCTGCCGGCGGTGCTGGGCGGCAAGCGCAAGGAGAAGCGCTTCGAACGCGCGATGCGTTATGCCGGTGTGCTGCAGCGTGGCGAGCGCGCGGTGCTCGGCAGCGGCGCGTCGCTCGACGCCTACGGCAATTTGAAGCGTGGTGAGATGCAGCGCATCCTGACCGCCAGCCGCTCGGCGTTCGACCCTGCCCAGCGTCGCACAAACAGCCGCCGCAGCCAGCGCAACGCCAAGAGCGCGCCGTACTTCGCCGGCCGCATTGGCCGTGGGCCCTGGGGCGTGTGGCGGCGGGAGGGTCGGGGCGTCAAGCCGGTGCTGATCTTCGTGCGGCGCGAGCCGCAATACCGCCAGCGGCTCGACTTCGCCGGCATCGCCGAACAGGCGGTGGCTGAACGCTTCGAGTCCGAATTCCAGGCCGCCGCGGCGGCCATCGTCCAGCGCAACGCGAGCCACCGATGACGCGCGAACAGCTTGAACAACGCCTGCAGGCCTACCTCGACGCCGAGGTCAGGATCCTGCAGAGCCAGGAATACACGATCGGCGACGGCGGCACCGCGCGGCGCAACAAACGCGCCGAGCTGGCGACCGTCCAGGCCGAGATCGCCAGGCTGCAGACGCAGCTCGCTCGGGCCGACGCCGCAGTCCGTCCCCGCATCCTCTACGTGCGCTGACATGTCAACCAACTTCATCGACCGAGCGATCGGCTACTTCAGCCCGCAGCGCGGCGCCGCCCGTGCGCAGGCCCGCGTGCGCATGGCGATGGCCGAAGCCGGCGGCGTCGCTCTGGGGGCCTACACCGGTGACCACGGCACCGGCGGCAACAAGCCGCTGCGCCGCAACTGGCAGCCGGCCGCCCGCGACGCCAACGCCGACACCCTGCGCGCGCTGCCCACGCAGCGCGGCCAGTCGCGCGAGCTGGCGCGCACGCACCCGATCGCCGTCGGTGCCATGAACACGCTGCTCGACCGCGTCGTCGGCACCGGCCTGGCGCTGGTGGCGCAGCCCGACCGCAAGCTGCTCGGCTGGAGCGAAGACCAGGCCACCGAATGGAAGGCCGCGGTGCAGCGCGAGTTCAGCCTGTGGGCCGACAGCACCGAATGCGACCTGACGCTGGCCGGCAACTTCTACGACCGCCAGCGCCTGGTGCTCGAGTCCATGCGCGAAAGCGGGGACTGCTTCACGCTGCTGCCCGAAGCCGAGCCGACCTCGACGATGCCGTACCGCCTGCGCCTGCAGCTGCTCGAGGCCGACCGCATCGGCAACCCCCACGGCCGCGCCGATAGCGACGAGATCGCCGGCGGGGTGCGCTGCGACGCCAGAGGCCGGCCGCTGGCCTACCACGTCTACGACCGCCACCCGGGTGCGGTGCTGGCCGGACGCGGCAGCCTGACGGCCGGCCGCTGGGCCGGGCGCTGGATCGAGCAGCGCGGCCCGAGTGGTCGCCAGCGCCTCCTGCACCACTGGCTGCCGACAAGGCCCGAGCAGCGCCGCGGCGTGCCGTGGCTCGCGCCAATCATTGCGCTGCTGAAGGACCTCGACACCTACACCGACGCCGAGATCAAGGCGGCCGTGGTGTCGGCCTTCTTCACCGTCTTCATCACCACCGAAGGCGGCAACCCGGCGCCGATCTTCACCGGTGCGCAGCAGGCCGACGGCCCGGCGGCCGACCAGATCGGCCTCGGCCCAGGCGCGGTGGTCGGCCTGGCCAAGGGCGAGGACGCCAAGTTCGCCAACCCGAACCGGCCCAACACCGCGTTCGACCCGTTCGTGCAGGCCATCCTGCAGCAGATCGGCATGGCACTCGGCATCCCGTTCGAGCTGCTGCTCAAGCGCTTCAACAGCAGCTACAGCGCCAGCAAGGCCGCGCTGCTCGACGCCTGGATGTTCTTCCGAGGCCAGCGCACCTGGCTGGCCCGCAGCTTCTGCCAGCCGGTCTACGAGACCTGGCTGGCCGAGGCCGTCGGCGCCGGCCGCGTCGCCGCGCCCGGCTTCTTCAGCGACCCGCTGCTGCGCTGGGCCTACAGCCGCGCGGCCTGGATCGGCGACAGCCAGGGCTCGATCAACCCGAAGGACGAGGTGGCGGCCTACACCGCCGCGATCGAGGCCAACCTGATGACCCACGAGCGGGCCGAGTGGGAGCTGTTCGGCAGCGACTGGAACGAAACCACCGACGCCAAGATCAGCGAACGCCGCCGCCTCGACGCCGCCGGCCTGGTGCCGCAGCCCAAACCGGGCGCCGCGGCACCAGCCGGACCGCGCGAGCCGGCCGAAGAGGAAACGTGATGGACCCGAACACAGAGCGCAAACGCATGAGCTTCGACAAGACCATCATCAGCAACGCGCTGACCATCCTGGCGATGTTCGGCGGCCTGACCGTCACCTACGCGCAGTTCTCGGCGCGGGTGTCGGTGCTCGAGTCCGAACTCGTGCGCCAGCGCGAGACCGACAAGCGCCACGAAGCCGAGGCCGAGCTGCTCAAGCGCGAGATCCGCGAAGAGCTGCGCGACATCAAGGACGACCTGCGCCGCGCCGCCGACGCGGTCGAGCGCCGCAACCGCTCCGCGCGCGAGACGCAGTAGCCGACATCGCACTCACCACCGAAGCCCGCCACGTGCGGGCTTCGTCGTTTCTGGAGCATCCATGAAGCTCATCGACCTGCTCACCTCGCCGTGGGCCCTCCAGCCGGAGAAGCTGGTGGAGATCCAGGCCATCTACGCCACCCACCTGCGCGGCGACAAGATCGACCTGGCCGCCGTCGAGGCGCGCCTGGGCCGCCCGCTGGCCAACGAGCAGCAGGCCTACGAGATCCGCTCAGGCGGCATCGCGGTGCTGCCGGTCGAGGGCGTCATCGCGCCGAAGGCCAACCTCTTCACCCGCATCAGCGGCGGTGCGTCCACCCAGCAGCTCACGCTGCAGGTCGAGTCGGCCATCGCCGATCCGCGGGTGCGGGCGCTGGTGCTGGCGATCGATTCGCCCGGCGGCAGCGTGTTCGGCACGCCCGAGCTGGCCGCCGCCATCTTCGAGCTGGGGCAGACGAAGCCGATCGTCAGCGTCAGCGACGGCACGATCGCCAGCGCCGCCTACTGGATCGGCTCGGCCGCCAACGCCGTCTTCATCAGCGGCCCGACCGTACACGCCGGCTCGATCGGCGTGGTGGCCACCCACGACTACGCGCCGCGCGGCCCCGGCGCCAAGACGACCGAGATCACCGCCGGCAAGTACAAGCGCATCGCCAGCAGCACCGAGCCGCTGACGGATGCGGGGCGCGACTACATCCAGGCCCAGGTCGACCACATCTACAGCGTGTTCGTCGATGCGGTGGCCCAGCACCGCGGCGTCGACACCGACACCGTGCTCGAGCGCATGGCCGACGGCCATGTGTTCATCGGCCGGCAGGCCATCGCCGCAGGACTCGTGGACGGTGTCTCCACGGTCGACGCGATGGTCGAGCGCCTGGCCGCCGACCCCCGCGAGTTCGCCAAGCGCCGCAAGGCCTTCGCTGCTGCCGCGGCTTCTTCCCTGTCCGCCAGCGCCGGTGCGCGCGAGGACGACCCTGCCGGCCAAACCGCCGGCGTCCCTACCGAGAAAGGAAACGTCATGCCCCAGGCTGACACCCCGCAGCTCTCGCGTGAGTCGTTGGAGCGCGACCACGCGGCACTGTTCGCCCAAGTGCGCTCCGAGTTCGTCGCACTCGGCGCCACCCAGGAACGCGAGCGCATCCAGGCCGTGCGCGCGCAGTCGCTGCCCGGCCACGAGGCGCTCATCGACAAGCTCGCCTTCGACGGCAAGACCAGCGGTCCGGAGGCGGCCGCCGCGGTGCTGGCCGCTGAACGCGGCGTGCGCCAGGCCGCCGTGCAGGCCCACCACCGCGACGCGCCCGCGCCGGCCCCGGCCAGCGCCGCCCCGAGCGACACCGCGGCCGAGCCGACGTCTCGCGATCTCGCCAAGGGCGTGCTCGCCCTCTTCAACGGCACGCGCGGCGCTTCCGCGCAAGGAGGTGCCCAGTGAGTTTCCTCGCCACCTACAAGTCCGAAGGCTTCACGCCCGACGGCCTGATCGCGCAGAACGCGCAACTGCTGCTCAGCGAACCGGCCACGCTGCTGGCCGGCCAGAACCTCAAACGCGGCGCGCTGCTCGGCCGCATCACCGCCAGCGGCAAGTTCGTCCTGAGCCTGGCCGCCGCCGGCGACGGCTCGCAGGTGCCGGTGGCGGTGCTGGTGGACGACACCGACGCCAGCGCCGGCGACAAGCCGACCCTCATCCACACCCGCGGCGACTTCATCGCCCAGGCCCTGACGCTCGGCGCCGGCCACACCACGGCCAGCGTGAAGGCAGGCCTCGAGGACCGCGGCATCTTCCTCATCAACGCACAAGGAGGCGCCTGACCATGCCCGACCTGTTCAGTACCGACACCCTGCTGGCCATCGTGGAGGACCTGCGCGCGCCGCGTTCCGGCTTCGCGCAGCGCCACTTCACCACCGTCAGCCAGGACACGTCCGAAGAGATCCACTTCGACATCGACAACAAGCCGCGCCGCATGGCGCCGTTCGTCTCGCCGCTGGTGGGCGGCAAGGTGGTGCAAAGCCGCGGCTTCCGCACCGACACCTTCAAGCCGGCCTACATCAAGGACAAGCGCACCTTCCACCCGGGCCGCGCGGTCAAGCGGGTGAAGGGCGAACGCATCGGCGGCGGCCAGTACTCGCCCGAGGAGCGCATGCAGATCCTGCTGGCCCAGGACCTCGAGGACCAGCTCGACATGCTCGAGCGCCGCATGGAATGGATGGCCGCGCAGGCGCTGTACGGCGGCAAGGTCACCGTGCAGGGCGAGCAGTACCCGTCGGTGGTGGTGGACTTCGGCCGCGACGCCAACCACACCATCGTCAAGGCCAACGGCGCCAAGTGGGGCGATGCCGGCGTGAAGCCGCTGGACGACCTGCAGGACTGGTCCGACCGCATGGTCAGGACCACCGGCGTCGCGATGACCGAGGTGACGATGACGGTGGACGTCTGGAAGGTCTTCCGCGCCGATGCCGACGTGAAGAGCCGCCTGGAACGCTGGCGCGGCAACAGCACCCTGCAGCCCGACGCCCACCAGGGTGAAGGCCGGGTGTTCCAGGGCATGGTCGACCAGTTCGCCATCTACACCTACAGCGGCTGGGTGGTCGATGCCGAGACCGGCCTGGAAGGCTCGATCCTGCCCGACGGCACGGTGATCGGCACCGCGGGCGACGCGGTCGAAGGCGTGCGCCACCACGGCGCCATCCTCGACCACGACGCGCTGCAGGCGCTCGAGTACTTCCCGAAGAGCTGGGTCGAACAGGACCCGTCGGTGCGCTACCTGCTGATGCAGACCGCGCCGCTGCTGGTGCCGTACCGGGTCAACGCCACGCTGCGCGCCAGCGTGCGCTGAAAGGATGTCCCATGAGCAGCAAACCCAAGGCCACCGCGGTGCGCCTGTTGCACGCGGTGGTCGTGATGGAAGGCAAAGACGAGCAGCGCCGCCAGCGCGCGCTCGAGGCCGGCACCACCGTCACGCTGCCCGCCGACGTTGCAACCGACCTGGTCGCGGCCGGTGCCGCAGCGCCGGTGCAGGACCCCGGCGACCTGCTGCAGGTCACCGCAGAGAGCTGATCGATGATCGAGGACGACGCAACCGTGTTCTTCCGCACCGACGACTTCGCCATCGAGTGCACGCGCCGGCGTGCCGCCGCCGCCGACGTCGTGTTCGCCGGCATCCTGGCGTCGGTGGACGCCGACGCGCTGGACGGTCACGCCATCACCGGCGTGCACCGGCTGCGCTACGCGACCGACGACGCCGAGCTGCTGGCGGGTGACCTGGTCGTCGCGCGCGGCGTCACCTACAAGGTGCGCCGCGCCGACCGCGTCAACGACGGCTTCGAGTCCGAAGCGCAGCTGAGCCGGGTGTCGGGACCATGAGCAACAGCATCCGCTACCGCATCAGCGCGGCCATCGTGGCCGCGTTGCGCGCCGCACCCGACCTGGCCGAGGCCAAGGTGCTCGACAACCCGAGCGACGCGTCCGCGCTGCAGGCGGGCGAGCGCCTGGTGCTGCTCGAGGACCAGAGCGACCGCTTCATCGACCAGAAGAACCAGCAGGGCAAGCGGCGCTTCGTCTTCACCCTGGGCGCCATCAACCGCAGCGCCGACGACCGCGCCGGGGCCGACGCCGACTACCAGGCGGCCGAGGCCGCGCTGCGCGGCGCGCACAAGCTCCTGATGAGCACGCTGGGCTGCGGCCCGCTGCAGGAAGAGGAGGTCACCTTCCGCGTCGAAGGCATCGACGTCGGCGGCGCGCTGGTGCTCGGCACCTTCGCGGTCGAGTACCTCAAGCCCCGGCCGGCCTGACCGGCCACACACCAACACCTGCCCGCCTCGCGCGGGCTTTTTACTTTGGAGAACCAAACATGGCAGCCGCACGAGGATTCATCGGCGCCGGCGACGTCCTGATCAACCCGTACAACAGCGCGGGTGTGCAGACGGGCTGGATCAATGCTGGCGACGCCAGCAAGTTCGCCCTCAAGCCCAACTCCGACATCAAGGAGCTGGAGTCGAAGGGCCGCGACACCTATGGCCAGGTGCTGGCCACGGTGGCGCTGCAGAAGCCCGCGGACTTCAGCATCGCCTTCCGCGAGGCGAACCGCGACACCCTGACGCTGGCCTTCATGGGCGAGCAGACGGCGGTCAACCAGGGCGCCGGCACCGTGACCGACGAGGCCACCGCGGCCCAGCTCGGCAAGTGGGTGCAGCTCGGCCGGCAGAACCTCAACGCGGCCGGCTTCACCCTCACCAACGCCGCCGGCACATCGACCTATGTGCTCGGTACCGACTACGAGGTGAACTACCGCCTGGGCATGTACCGCGCGCTGGTGGGCGGTGCGATCACCGAGGCGCAGGCGCTGCTGGCCGACTTCAGCCATGCCGCCATCAGCGGCATGCGGGTGCGTGGCGCCGTGCGCCCGCAGCTGCGCTGCGCGGTGATGTTCGACGGCCGAAACATCGCCGACGACCGGCCGGTGATCTGCCGCGTGTGGGAAGCGGTGCTGACGCCGAACGCCGAGTTCGACTTCCTGACCGACGACTGGAACGAGGTCGAGCTGCAGGGTCGCCTGGTCACGCCGCTCGGCAAGACCGAACCCTTCGAGGTCGAGTTCCGCGACTGATCGGCTGGACCGCCCACAGGGCGAGCCGCGGCGGTGCTGCGGCTCGCCTCCATCCCCCTGGAGTCATCCCCATGAGCAAGAAGACGATGGCCGCCACGAGCGGCCAGGTCAGCGTGAAGCTGCTGGCCCACCACACCCATGCCGGCGAAGAGAAGGCGCCCGGCGACGTGATCGAGGTCAACGCCGCCGCGGCGCAGGCGCTGGTCGGCTGGGGCGTGGGCGAGGTGCTGGCACCGGCCGGCGAACTCAAGCGCGACGCCTGATCGCCGATGGCCACCGATCCGAAGATCCGCTACGACATCCTTGCGAACGCCCAGGGCGCGCAGGGTGTCGAGCAGCTCGCGACCGAGCTGGAGCGCCTTGACTCGAGTGTCGATCCGGCGCTCGCCTCGCGCGCGCAGGCGCTGTCGGCCGAGCTGCGCAAGCTCGGCGAGCAGCAGGCCGCGGTGGAGCGCTTCATCGCGCTCAAGCGCGAGACCGAAGGGGCCCGCCAGGCGCTCACCGCGACGCAGGGTGCGGCCCAGCAGTTCGGCCGCGAAATGGCGAGCGTCGAAGCGCCCACGCGCGCGCAGGCCGGCCAGATGCAGAAGCTGCGCGACGCGGTGCGCAGCGCGAAGGACGCCTACACCCAGCAGGCCACTTCGCTGCAGGCGGCGCGCTCGGCGCTGACGCAGGCCGGCATCGACACGACGCAGCTCGCGACTGCCCAGCGCTCGCTCGCCACGCAAAGCGACGACCTCGCGCGCCGCGGCCAGAACATCGTGCGCGCCTACCAGGCGCAGGGCACCGCGGCGACCGAGTCGGCGACCGCGCAGGCCGCTGCACATCGCCGCATCGGCGACGGCGTGCGTTCGGTGGCCGACCAGCTCGAGACGCTGCGCAACCTCAGCATCGCCGGCATCGTCGGCGGCCAGACCGCCCAGCTGCTGCGCAGCGTCACCGAAACCGCCGACGCCTACCAGAACCTGTCGTCGCGCATCCGCCTGGTGACCGGCGACGGCGCGGCGTTCGACGCCGCGATGCAGGGCGTCTACGAGGTCGCCACCCGCACCAACAGCACGCTCGAGGGCACCGGCACCCTCTTCACCCGCATCGCGCAGGCCGGCCGCGAGATCGGGGTGAGCCAGCAGCAGGCGCTCGCGCTCGCCGAGACGATCAACCAGGCGGTGCAGATCTCCGGCGCGTCGGCGCAGGCCTCCGACGCGGCGATCACCCAGCTGATCCAGGGCCTGCAGTCCGGCGTGCTGCGCGGCGAGGAGTTCAACTCGGTGATGGAGCAGGCGCCGCGGCTGGCGCAGGCGCTGGCCGCCGGGTTGGGTGTCACCACCGGCCAGCTGCGCAACCTGGCGCAGCAGGGCCAGCTCACCAGCACCACGGTGATCCGCGCGCTGCAGAGCCAGAGTGCCGCGCTGCAGGCCGAGTTCGGCCAGCTGCCGGCCACCGTCGGCCGCGCCATCACCAACCTGCAGACCGAGTGGATGCGCTTCGTCGGTTCGCTCGACCAGTCGAGCGGGGCCACCGCAGTCATCGCGCAGGGCATCAACACGCTGGCGGCCAACCTCGACACGGTGGCACGGCTGGCCGGCATCGCCGGCGCGGCGCTGACGGCGAATCTCGCGGTGCGCGGCGCGCAGGCGCTGCGGGCCTTCGCGGTCGAGGCCGCGGCGGCGGCCGGCGCGACGAACCTGCTGTCGGCCTCGATCAGCAAGATCCCGTCGGTGATCAACATCACCGTGGCGGCCGTCGGCTTCGAAGTCGGCTTCCAGATCGGGCAGATGCTGCACGACAACTCGGAGCTGGCGCGCAAGCTGGGTGTCGGCCTGGTCGCGTTCTTCGAGCTGACGGTGAGCCACCTGCAGGGCCTGAAGGAAGCGGCCACTGCGATCTTCACCGACGACACGGTGGCGCAGGCCACCGAACGCTACCGCCAGCGCGCCGAGCAGATCCTCGCCACCTCGCGCGAGATGTGGCGCGACGCCGAACAGGCACCGTCGAAGGTGGCGGCCGCCGCAGATGCCGCGGCAACCTCGTCGCAGACGATGGCCACCGCCGCAACCGGTGCCGCGGCCCAGGTCGCCCAGGCCGGTTCGACCGCGGCAGCCGGAGTCGGCGCCATCGGCAAGGCCGCAGAAACCGCCCAGGGCGCCATTGCGGCGCTGGCCCAGGCCTCGGGTGTGCAGCTGCCGATGGTGGGCGCCACGGCCCGCCAGCAGGCCCAGGCGATGGCCGAGCTGGCCAACCGCAGCAGCGAAGTCGCGCAGCGCCTCCAGGCCGAGCTGCCCGAGGCGCTGGCCAAACTCTCCGGCCCCGAGCTGGACCAGTTCCGCAACGCCTTCATCGGTGCCTTCCGCGGCGCCAGCGACCAGGTGCAGCTGCTGCAGACGGTGCTGGTGGCCACCGGCCGCCGCGCCGCCGAGGCGCTCGGCGTCGACGTGGCCCGGGCCTCCAGCACCGTGTCGACCGAGTTCGCCCGGGCCAACGACAACCTGTCGGTGCTGATCCGCTCGGTGGACACGTTGAAGCGCTCCGGCGTGGACACCGCGACGGTGCTGCGCGACGCGCTGTCGAAGATGGTCGAGGGCGCGCGCAACCAGGCCGAGCTCGACGCGCTGCGCCAGCGCATCGAGGCGCTCGGCAAAGCGGGACAGCTCTCGCGCCCGCAGCTCGAGGAGCTGTTCGACACGGTGCGCCGCAAGGCCGACGAAGCCAAACAGGGCGTCAACAGCCTCGACGAGGCAATGCGCGTCTTCGGCCTGCAGTCGCGCGCCGAGATGCAGAAGGTCGCCGACAACTTCGGCCAGGCCTGGAACCGCATCCGCAACGAATCGACACTGACGCTGGACCAGAAACGCGAGGCCTTCCGCCGCTATGCCGAGGCGGCCATCGCCGCCAACGGCGGCGTGGTGACGTCGGAGCTGCGCGCCCAGGCCGAGATGCTGAAGCTCAAGCTCGGCGCCGAGGCGGCCGGGCAGGGCATCGCGAGCGCGATGGGCCCGGCGCAGCAGGCGCTGGATGCGGTGACCGCCTCGGCCGAACGGGCCGCCGCCGCGGCGCGCGGCGCGGCCGAGGCGGGGCGCATCGGCTCGGGCTTCTCCGAGGCGAGGTCGCACACCAACGGCTCGGTCACCTTCGACCAGAACGACGCGCTGTTCAGCCTGCAGAACAAGGCGCGCGCCGGCACGCTGAGCGCGGCCGACCTGGCGGTGGCGCAGGCGGCGCTGCAGGCGGCCACCGCGAACCTGGAGCAGATGCAGGCCAACCAGGACGTGTTCTCGCTGGACGGCCAGCGCAGCGTCGAGGAGGCCTACCGCCAGGCGCGCCAGCTGTTCGAGCGGGTGCAGAACCTGTCCCGCGGCGGCAGCGGCAACCGGGGTGGCTCCCTTGCCGGTGCCAGCGGCAGCACGCCGACGCTCGGCGGCAGCAACACCGGCGGCGGCGGCCTGCGCCGCACCGTGACTATCCAAATCAACGGCAAACGCACGCCGGTCGATGTCGCGTCCGATGAGGACGCCGACGCCTTGACCAGCGTGCTGCGCCAGATCGAAAGCGCCGCCGGGCGCTCCAGTCCATGAGCATCACGCTGACCCATGCCGGCACCCCGCTGGTCCTGCACCCGGACCTGTACTGGTCCGACGAGATCAGCTGGGCCCCGGTCGAGCAGAGCGCCCAGCGCACGATCACCGGCGCCCTCATCGTCAGCACCGCGCTGCGTGTGGCCGGCCGCCCGATCACGCTGCAGCCGCCCGACGACCAAAGCGCCTGGATGACACGTGCCGTGCTCGACCAGCTGCGCGCCTGGGCCGCGGTGCCCGGCCGGCAGATGACCCTCAACCTGCGCGGGCAGGCCTACGAAACCGTGTTCCGCCATCACGACGGTGCCGCGGTCGAGGCCGAGCCCGTCGTCTTCTTCAGCGACGTGCAGGCGAACGACCTGTACCGCGTGACCCTGCGCCTCTTGGAGATCTGAACCCATGCCCATCCTTCTCGGCGACATCAAGCTGCTCGCCTCGCAAGTCATGGACGACGTGCCCGAAGGCGGCGGCGCGCCGACCGGTGCCGTCATCAGCGACGGCGCCAGCAACGCCATCTTCCCGGACATCAGCGAGGTGGACCGCGCCGGCGGCCGCGTCAACCTGCGCAAGGTGTTCGCCGCGGTGCAGACCAACGACGTCGACGGCTACTTCGGCGCCAACGTCATCGTGGCCGAGCCGCCCCAGGACCCGAACGTGAGCATCACGCTGTTCTCGACCGAGGACGTGTTCGACCGCCGCTCCAGCGCCAAGAGCCGTATCGAAAGCTTCCTGTCGGTCGGCCCGATCGCGTCCGCCTACCTGTTCGGCGACCACATCGCCGGCCAGCGCACCGTGACGCTGCTGGCGCGCGAGGGCATCGAGCTGCCGGTGGTCGGCGCGTCGATGGTGCTGCGCAAGCTCGAAGGCACCGCCGGCATGGTCGAGCAGTACGTGCGTATCACCGACGTGTCGTCGCGCCAACGCAACTTCACCAACGGCCAGAACCAGGAGTTCCGCCGCATCGAGATCACGCTGGCCATCAGCGACGCGCTGCGCAGCGACTTCCCCGGCTTCCAGGCGGTGTACGCCGATGCGGCGCTCGACTACACCGGCAAGACCAAGGTCTACGAAACCATCGTGGCCGACGCCGCGCAGTACTTCGGCGTGGTGCCGCTGGCCGCGCCGGTCGAGGTCGGCGACTTCGTGGCCCAGGGCCGGAGCATCTTCACCCAGCTGGTGCCCAGCGCGCAGATCGAGACGCCGATCGCCGACGCGCGGCTGAACCAGCAAAGCGCCGCGCTGGTGCCGGCCGGCGAACAGGCCACTGCCACCGAGAACCGTGCCTTCACGACGAACGCCGCCTGGTTCGTCGGCGGCGGCCTCCTGCCCGGCTCGCTGCGTGTCAGCGCCGGCGGCCTGGCCGTCCTCGACAAGGGCGGCCTGCTGGTCGCCGAAGCCGAAAGCGCCCAGGTCGGCACGGTCGACTATGCGAACGGCGTGCTGACGCTCTCGACGAACCACTTCGGCACCGCTGCGCTCGCGTTCACGGTCGCCTACACGCCGGCGGCCCTGCCGACGGTGGTGAACCAGTCGATCGGCCTCTCGATCACCCAGCAGTCGCAGGGCCTCACCTATGCGGTGACGCTCGACCCGGCACCCAACCGCGCCAGCGTCGCGGTGAGCTACCGCTCGGGCGGGCGCTGGTATGTGCTCAACGAAGACGGCAGCGGCGCAGTGCGCGGCAGCGACACGGCCTTCGGCGCCGGCACGCTGAACTTCTCGACCGGCACCCTGACGCTCACGCTGGGTGCACTGCCCGACGTCGGCTCGAAGCTGATCGTGCAGTGGACCAGCGCGGCCGTGGTCCCGATGGCCAGCACCATCCCGACGCAGCCATCCGCCTTGAACGGCCGCTTCTTCGCGGCGGTCGAGCTGCCGTCGGCCATCAAGCCGGGCAGCGTGTCGATCACCTGGAACGACGGCACCGCCCGCAGCGCCACCGACAACAACGGCGCTTTGCAAGGCGACGCGATCGGCGAGGTGCTGTACGGCCAGGGCATCGTGCGGGTAAGCCCGAACGTGCTGCCGGCCAAAGGAACGGTCTTCACGATCACCCTGACCGACACGGTGCAGACCTCGGCCCAGGTCGCCAACTTCACCGACGGCGGGACCCACTGGACCTTCAGCCTGGCCGGCACGGTGAAGGCCCACAGCGTCGAGCTGGGCGTGGCCGTGCAGCATGCGGTGCGCGAGTTCCCGGGCGTCGATGTCATGCCGGTCCGGCTGCTGAAGGTGTTCGACGACGGCACCGGCAACCTGGTGGTGGCCAACGTGACCGGCAACCTGGTCGTTGGCGCGATCAACTACGCCACCGGCGCGGGCTCGCTGCAGAAGACGGTGGCCGGCTTCCGCGACGTGCAGAACGTCTGGCAGAACCGCACGCCGCTGGGCGGCGTCCAGACGGTGCTGCTGGTCGGCACAGAAACCCGTTCGCTGCCGCTGACGATCCTGAACGGCCCGGGCGCGACCAACCCGCCGGTGCCGACCTGGGCCTGGTGGAGCGGGGCGCTCACTGTTGCGGCCGAGGCCCGCTATGCCGGCGCCGACGGTGCAGGCAATGCAGTGCAGTTCCCGCTCGACCAGATCGCCGCCCGCGGCCGGCTGGACCGCTTCCGGATCGGCACCACGCAGTACATCACCCGCTCCAGCGTGATCGAGGCCAACCCCAGCTCGGCCACCGGGCAGGGCACGCCGGTGGGCGGCTGGTCGGCCGCGGCGAGCCGCGCCATCGGCGGCCAGCAGCCGTTCACCTTCGCCTACGTGGCGCGGCAGGGTTATGTGTACTTGAACGAGTGGACCGCCGGCATCAGCCCGGTGTTCGCCAAGGCGGAGGGTGTGGTGCAGCCGGTGTTGACCGGCAGCGGCAGCACGCTGATGGTGGACGTGGCGGTGTTCCGCACCGCGGTGGCGCCGCTGCGCAACGGCAGCTTCAGCATCGCCGGCACACGGCAGGACGGCACGACCTTCGTCGTCACCGCGGACAACAACGGCCAGATCGCCACCGGCTCGGCGCCGGCCAATGCCGATTCGTATGGCAGCGTCGGCGTGTTCGGCCGGGTGGACTACGACAGCGGCGTGGTCGAGGTGCGCTTCGGCCGGCGAGCCGGCGCGAACCTCGCGAATGCCGAAGGCGTGATCGACGTGAGCTCGCTCGGCGTGGCCGGCGTGAGCCTGCTGCAGTCGGTGGGCGTGCAGGCCGACACGCTGCGCTACAACGCCTCGGCCTTCACCTACCTGCCGCTGGACGCCGACCTGCTGGGCATCGACCCGGTGCGACTGCCCAGCGACGGCCGGGTGCCGATCTTCCGCGCCGGCAGCTTCGTCGTGCTGGGCCACACCAAAACGACCGGGCCGGTCGCCGTGGCCAACGGGCAGACGATCAACCTGGCGCGGGTGCGGCTGTCGCGGGTGCGGGTGGTGGGCGCCAACGGCCAGGTCATCCCCACCGGCTACAGCACCAACCTCGAGGCCGGCACGGTGACCTTCAACGACGTGGCCGGCTACAGCCAGCCGGTGACGATCGAGGACCGCATCGAGGACATGATGCTGGTGCGCGATGCGCAGATCAACGGCCAGTTGACCTTCACGCGGCCGGTGACGCACGACTACCCGGCAGGCTCGTTCCTCTCGAGCGCGCTGGTGGCCGGCGACCTGCGCTCGCGGGTCAGCGTGCTGTTCGACCAGGCGACCTGGGACGGCAACTGGAAGGACGCGCTGTCGGGCAATGCCGCGACGGCCACCTACAACGACGTGCTGAGTCCGATCGAGGTGACCAACCTCGGCGCCCTGACCGAACGCTGGGTGGTGCGCTTCACCGGGGCCACCGCCTTCGAGGTGATCGGCGAACACGTCGGCCTCATCGGCAGCGGCAACACCGCGAGCGACTTCGAGATCAACAACCCGACGACCGGCGTGCCGTACTTCCGGCTGCGCGCGGTGGGCTGGGGCGGCGGCTGGTCGGCCGGCAACGTGCTGCGCTTCAACACCGTCGGCGCGCTGTTCCCGGTGTGGGTGGTGCGCACGATCCAGCAAGGCCCCGAGACCGTCACCGACGACAGCTTCACGCTGCTGGTGCGCGGCGACGTGAACAACCCCTGACAGAAAGAAACCATGGCAAACGAAGTGATCTGGTTCGACAGCGCCGAGACCGGTGCACCGACCCTCAACAACGCCGCCGGCAGCTTGATCGCGGTGCTCGACGCGTGCCTCATCAACGGCTTCAACCTCAAGAGCATCACGATCAACGTGGCCGGCGGCGTGGCCACCGCCACCTGCAACGGCCACGGCTTCAGCGGCGCAGCCGGCAAGCTGCTGCAAATCGCCGGCGCCACGCCGAACGAGCTGAACGGCCTGAAGCAGCCGACCGTCACCGGCACCAACACCTTCACCTTCCCGGCGCCGGGCGTGCCGGACGGCGCGGCCACCGGCGCGATCACGGCCAAGCGGGCGCCGCTCGGCTGGACCAAGGTGCACACAGGGGCCAACAAGGCGGCCTACCGCTCGAGCGACGTGGCCGCCACCGGCCGCTTGCTGCGGGTGGACGACACCGCGGCCGCGCCGGCCAGTGCGACCGATGCGCGGGTGGTGATGTACGAGGCGATGAACGACATCGACACCGGCACCGGACCGGGACCGACCCCGTCGCAGATGGCAGGCGGCGCGTACTGGGGCAAGGGTTCCAACGATGCGAATGCGAAGTCCTGGGTGCTCGCCGGCGACGGCCGCTTCTTCTACTTCTTCGGTCCGGCCGGCGGCGTCTCAGGCCTGTATGCCTACGCCTTCGGCGACATCGTGAGCTACCGGGCCGCCGACGCCTATGGCTGCGTGCTCTTCGGCTCACTGTCGGCGCTCGGGGCCGTGTCCACCGGGGCCACGCAGCTGTCGAACTCCAACCTGAACCTCGGCACGACGCCCGGCAGCAGCGGCTCGGTGATCTCGCGCCTGTCGTCGCAGGTCGGTTCGGCCGTGCCGGTGGGCGCGGTGGGCGTTGGCTCCACCGGCGGTTCGTGCTGGGCCAGCGGCGGCGCAGCCTGGCCCTCGCCGGTGGACAACGGCACGGTGCTGCACCGGCCGATCTACGTGCAGGAGGCCAACGCATCCTTCTCGCACCCGATCCGCGGCGAGATGCCCGGCATGCTGCAGTTCATGGCGAACCAGCCCTATGCGCACAAGGAGGTCGTCACGAACATCGACGGCTATGCGCGCAACGTGCTGGCGGTCGAGATCCGCAACAACTCGGCCATCGGGCGGTTTGCGGTGGACGTCTCCGGGCCCTGGAGGTAAGCCATGCCGGCCTATCGCTACTGGCGCCTGGAGATCACCGGCCGCCAGGCGTACTCGACCGGAATCGGCGAGCTGAGCCTGCGCACCGCGGTCGGCGCTGGCTCGGTCGCGACCGGCGGCACGCCGATCTCGAGCGCCGACTACCAGGGCTTCGTGAACGCCAACGCCTTCGACGGCAACCCATCGACCTTCTGGCTGCCCAGCAACGCAGGGTCCGCCGTCGGCTGGATCGGCTACGACTTCGGCGCCGGCAACGAACAGGACATCGTCGAGTGGGCGGCGGACTGCAGCGCGGCCAGCGTGGGCGGCCAGGTGCCCGAGAAGATGGTCCTGGCGTACTCGGCCGATGGTGTGAACTGGACGGGCGCCTACCCGATCCTGCGGCCGCCGGCGGAGCAGGGCGTGTATGGGGCGATGGTCAGCTACACCAACGACCTGGCGCCGGCGAAGGTGCGCGGACAGGCGGGGCGCGTCATTCCCGGCTGGCCGACTGGCGGCCTGGTGGCGCGATCGTGGACCGGCACCATCGCACGACCGGATGCGCAGGACGGCGGGCGCTACCACCTGCACGGCACGGTCAAGGTGGACGGCACGCCGGACATCCCGGTGTCGCGGCGGGTCTGGTTGTTCGACCACGATGGCGCACGCCTCGTGCGCGAGCAGTGGAGCGATGCGGTCACCGGCGCCTACGACTTCCGCCACATCGCCCTGAAGCCGTACTTCGTGGTGGCCTTCGACCACACCCACAACTTCCGCGCGGTGATCGCCGATCGCGTGATGCCCGAACCGATGACGACATGAGCGACCTCACGATCAGCGAAGCCCTCGCGAATGCCGCGCACGAGGGGCGCCGCGCCTTCCTCGACAACGGCCCCGGCGTGGCGCGGGTGCGGCTGTATGCGGCGCCGCGGCCGGGCAATGGTGGTGCGACGTCGGCGGCGCTGCTGCTGGACGCCCCGTTGGCCAAGCCCTCGAGCACGATCGCGGCCGGCGTGATGACGCTGATGCCGGGCGCGGACCCGCTGGTGCTGGCCACCGGGGTGGCGGCCTGGGCGCGCTTCATCACGGCCGATGGCTCGATGGCCTTCGACACCGATGTGGGCGACATGGGAAGTGCCGCGACGGTGAAGCTGCCGAGCACGCAGCTGTTCGAGGGCGGGACCACGCGCATCGTGCTCGGCACGTTCGGGTGAGGCCATGGCCGATCTGATCTTCAGCCAGGCGCGGCTCACGTCGCCGCCGGTGCACCTGGTCTTCGGCGAGGTGGGCGATGCGGTCGAGATCGAGATCGTCGTTGCGGGCGTGTTCCCTGCGTTCGGCGGAACGGTCCGGATCAGCACCGTCAGCGACGCCAGCATCGCGGGGGTGTTCCCGGCCTTCGCTGGGGCGGTGCAAGCCGAGTACGTCTCGGGTGCCAACCGGCCGCTGGTCGGTGCGGTGGGCGCCGGCTGGCAGCTGGCCGTGCAGCGGCGCGTTGGTGCGGAGCAGCACAGCGAGTCGCCTGCTCATGCTCACAAGGGTGTGGAGGCCGCCTGGCAGGGCGGTGCGTTGGCTGCGGCGCGCGTACGTGTGGCTCGAGAGCAGACGCTGCAGCTGGCGCGCGCCGCGGTGCAGGCCGGGCACCAGGAGGCCGCGCAGGTTCCTGCAGCGGCGATCGTCATCGAGAGCGGCGACGGCTTGCGTGATCGCCGCGCGAGCCGCAGGACCGGCTTCCAAGAGGCCCGAGCTGCGGCCGTGCAGCGAACGTCGTCGTGGCAGGAACGCCTGCGGCATGTACGCCGGCTCGCGGCAGTTCGATGGCAACCGGCGGCACCTGTGGTGGTTCGCCGGCAGGGCGGCACGTCGAGCGCGCTGCGCCAGCACCGCGTAGTGCACGCGGCCTTCGAGGAAGCGATCGTCCCGCCGCCCGGCCTGTCGCCTCGCCCGGGTGTCGTGCCGCCGCCGTTCGACCCGTGCTACCTGCCTAACCCGCACCTCGTCTTCAAGGACGCGGGGCCGGCCGGTACGGGGCTGTTGTTCATCTGCGAGCGCCACGCCGGGCCGCCGGCCTTGGTCGTGGTGCCCATCAAGAGGGTGTATGTCGTGATCAATGAAGTGAGCCTGCGGCGGGTCGATGGCAACCTGCCGCTGCCGGCGTTTGCGCTGTCGCTGAGCCTGGACGCCGACTCCTGGACCTGGGGCTTCAACGCGTCGCTGCCGGCGAGCACGCTGGAGGCGCTGGAGCCGGACGCCGACGGTTCGCCGGTGGAACTGGAAGCCCTCATCAACGGCCAGCCGTATCGGCTGCTGGCCGAGCGGCTGTCCCGCGAGCGGCAGTTCGGCCAGGCCGGCATCCGCGTGCAGGGCCGCGGCAAGGCCGCGCTGCTCGACGCGCCGTATGCCGCGCAACGCAGCTTCGGCAACCCGTTGCAGCCGCGCACTGCGCAGCAGCTGATGGCCGACGTGTTGACCGTCAACGGCGTGGGCATCGGCTGGGACGTGGCCTGGGGCCTGACCGATTGGCTGGTGCCGGCCGGCGCCTTCAGCCACCAGGGCAGCTTCGTGTCGGCGCTGGGCCAGATCGCCGCGGCGGCCGGCGGCTACCTGCAGCCGCATCCGACCGACCCGCTGCTGCGGGTGCTGCCGCGCTACCCGGTGCCGTCGTGGCAATGGGGCAGTGCCGTGCCGGACGTCGAGCTGCCGGCGGCGGTGACGACGCGCGAGAGCATCGAGTGGCTGGAGAAGCCGCGATACAACCGCGTGTTCGTGTCCGGCACCTCACAAGGGCTGCTCGGGCAGGTCACGCGGCAGGGCAGTGCGGGCGACCTGATTGCGCCGATGGTGACCGATGCGCTGGCCACGCATGCCGACGCGCTGCGCCAGCGCGGCATCGCGGTGCTGAGCGACACCGGGCGCCAGGCCAACGTGACGCTGCGCCTGCCGGTGCTGCCCGAGACCGGCGTGATCGTCCCGGGCAAGTTCGTGCGCTACGTCGACGGGACGACGACGCGGCTGGGCATCGTGCGCAGCACCAGCGTCGACGCCGGCCGGCCGGAGGTGTGGCAAACCATTGGAGTCGAGACCCGTGCGTAACCCCTACAAGCTGCTGCTGGACCTGCTGCCGCAGTCGCCGCTGCAGGTCGGCACCGTGCTGTCCGCCGAGGGCGGCGTGGCCACCATCGAGCTGCCGGGCGGAGGGCGAGTACAGGCCCGCGGCGAGGCCGCTGCGGGCGACCGCGTGTTCATCCGAGACGGTGTGATCGAAGGCAACGCGCCGGTGCTGCCGATCGAAGTGATCGACGTGTGAAATCGTCGGGGACTGTCCACCCGCAAGGGGGTTCCCAGCGTTAAGCGCACCAGTACCATCGCCCGCACAAAAACCACAGGGATAAGACACCATGCACAAGACGCTCGCTCTCTTGCTCGCCGCCCTGGCGGGCACCGCCTCCGCCCAGATCTACCAATGCCCCGGCCCGGGCGGCCAGAAAGTGTTCCAGCAGAGCCCCTGCACCGGCGGCAAGGAGCTCGACGTGAAGCCGGTGCAGCAGGTCGGCGGCACGATGCTCGGCGGCCAGGCCGCCCCGGATGCCGGCGACGTCGACCGGCGCCTGTCGATCCTGCAGGCGGCCGAGCGCGGCGAGCCGGCGGTGGGCATGACGATCGACCAGCTCGACCGCGCGATGGGCGCGCCACACAAGGTCAACGTCGCCAACTACGGCGGCGGCCCGGAAGAGCAGCGCATCTACCGCCGCGACGGGCGCACCTTCTACGTCTACACCCGCGACGGACTGGTGAGCGGCATCCAGAACCAGGAGACCGGCCGCCGCAAGCCCGCCTGCCCGTCGTCGCGCGAGCTGCGCGACGCCGAGACGGATGCGAGCGCGCAGACGCCGAGTGCCGATGAACGCAAGCGCCGCGCGCAGCGGCTGGCGGACCTGAAGCAGCAGGACCGCGACTGCCGATAGAACCCTCCACCCCAACGAACCCGCCCGTGGCAACACCGGCGGGTTTTTTAATGCCTGAACGACACCTCACCCCCGCGCTGCTGGTGGCGGTCTATGCCTGCCCGCCGCAGCGTGCCGCGGCCTGGGCGCCGCACCTGCAGGCCGCCTGTGCGCTGGCCGGCATCGACAGCGCACAGCGCCTGGCGTGCTTCCTCGCGCAGGTCGGCCACGAGTCCGGCCGGCTGCGCCACACCCGCGAGATCTGGGGTCCGTCGGCCGCCCAGCAGCGCTACGAGCGGGACTTCGCCTCGGCCTGGTCGAAGAGCGACCCGCGCAACCGCCTGGCCTTCGCGCTGGGCAACACCAAGGCCGGCGACGGCAAGCGCTACCGCGGCCGCGGGCTGATCCAGACCACCGGCCGCGCGAACCACCTGCTGACAACGCTGCGGCTGCGCGAGCGGCTCGGCGCCGACGTGCCCGACTTCGTGGCCACACCGGCCCTGCTCGAGCTGCCGCTGTGGGCGGCACTGAGCGCCGGTCTGTACTGGCGCGTCAAGGGCCTCAACCGCTGGGCCGACGCGCACGACTTCGCAACGCTCACCCGCCGCATCAACGGCGGGTTCAACGGCCTGGCCGACCGCCAGGCGCTGTATTCCCGCGCCCTGGGCGCTCTTATCTGAAAGGACCTCCATGTTTGCCCTGTTGGGAACCATCGTCACGTCGATCCTGTCCGGCGGCGCCACCGGCCTGCTCGGGCTGGTGATCCAGCGCTGGTTCGACTTCCGCAACCGCGCCCAGGACCTCGAGCTGGTGCGCATCAACCATGAGCAGGCGCGGGAGCTGGCCAAGATCGAATCGGAGCGTGCGACGCGCGTTGTGCAGGCGCAGGAGGCCATTGCGCAGGTGCGGGCCGATGCCCAGGTCAGCGCGGCGGAGCTCGAGGCGCAGGCGAGGGCGGATGAGGCTGCGGCGCGCGGCTACATCGCGAGCCTGGAGGCTGATCGCGCCCGCTACCTCGACGCCGAGGCGCAGCGCAGCAGCCGGGTCGCACGCTGGGCCATGGCCGTCGTCGACTTCACGCGCGGCATGGTGCGCCCGGTGCTGACCGCCTACCTGGTGGTGGTCGCGCACCTGATGTTCTATTGGGCGCAGCAGCTGGCGGCGCAGCACGGCCAGCAATTGAGCGCAGACCAGGTGCACCACCTGATCCTGCAGATCGTCGGCACGCTGCTGTATCTGGCGACTACCGCGGTGGTCTGGTGGTTCGGCAGCCGGCCGCCGGCGCGGCCGAGCAAGTAGGCCGCATCCCCTTCAGCCGTTTCAAAAAGACAGGGCGACCACCCCAGGTGTTGGAGCACCGAAGGTGGCCACCAAACCCACAGATCTCGCCTGTGAGCCCAGCCAAGGCCCCGCCACCTCCCGGGAGGCGGGGCGCAGTTTATCCCCCGAATCTGGAGCTTCACTTTGGCATCACCCATCATTCCGTGGATGGGCGGCAAGCGCCGCCTGGCCGATCTCATCATTCCCCGCTTCCCGCCGCACAAGTGCTACGTCGAGGTGTTCGCCGGCGGCGCGGCGCTGTACTTCCTGAGGCCGCCGGCCGAGGTGGAAGTCATCAACGACATCAACGGCGAGCTGGTCAACCTGTACCGCGTCGTGAAGCACCACCTCGAGGAGTTCGTGCGCCAATTCAAGTGGGCGCTGTCGAGCCGCGAGGTGTTCAAGTGGCTGCAGGACACGCCGACGGAGACGCTCACCGATGTACAGCGCGCGGCGCGCTTCTACTACCTCCAGCACCAGTGCTTCGGCGGCAAGGTGCAAGGGCAGAACTGGGGCACCGCGACGACGGCGCCGCCGGTGAACCTGCTGCGCATTGAAGAGCAGCTCAGTGCGGCGCATCTGCGGTTGTCGAGCACCTACGTCGAGCGGCTGCACTGGCGCGAGTGCATCGAGCGGTACGACCGGCCACACACGTTCTTCTACATGGATCCCCCGTACTGGCAGACCGAGGGTTACGGCGTGCCGTTTGCGTTCGAGGAGTACACGGCAATGGCCAAGGCGATGCGCTCGCTGCAGGGCAAGGCTCTGCTCAGCATCAACGATCATCCGGCCATCCGGGAGTGCTTTGCCGGCTTCCACATGGAGTCGCTGCGGATCAGCTACCAAGTGGGCGGTGGAGCCAGGCCGACAGACCGGCAAGAGCTGGTGATCTGGTCATGGGATCCGGACAGCGACCCCGCAGGCTTGTTTTAGGGGCGTGTAAGCAGCGGGACTTCAAGCAGAATGCGCCCACGTCGCAGGCTGTGGATGTGGCCGCGGCGGCGTGGGGCTGCTGCGCGACGACTTCGCGCTGGCAATTCAGGGAGCCACAATGCCAACGTTCGCCTCCATCTGGAGCAACTACCCCAATGTCAAGGGTGAAGAGCCGCTGCGCTGCAAGCGTCGTGATCGGTGCCGCCATTTCGCAGTACCAGGTACGCGTGCTGCACTACTCGCCGGCTCAGGCGGATGCTTTCATCGACGCCTTTCTGCTGCTGTGGTCGGTGATGACCCTCGTGGGCGCGTATGTAGGCTACAGGATCCACAGGCGCCGCACGCGTAAGCGGGGCGGCTGAGGGATCTCTGGCTCCACGTTGGAGTTCAGCGGCCTCCGGTCTGCTGCAATGACAGGTCAGGCGTCATTGCGGCGGCGTAGGCTCGATCACTTTGACAGGCTGATCTGGCACTGCGCGTTTGAGGGCTTCTACCGCACCGATCTCCGCGTCCTTGATTGATGCGTAGACCGCCGGAGAGACAGCAATGGGGAGAGCCGAGTCTTCGGGGTAGTAAAGCTCATTGAAGTAGCGGCCAGTTGCTGGATCGAGAACGGTTTCAACCCGAAAGCGTGGCATCCAGAACTCCTTTGGTGCAAGTTAGAAACGTGACTGACGCCTCACGTGAAGGCAAACCGGTGGACCATGAGCCAGCCTCGTTGACTGACAAGCTAGGCAATCTGCCGACCTTCTGCTCACGAGAACGCCGCCCTTGAAGATGGAGAGCCTTGTGTCGAGGGTCCAGCTGAAGGGTGTGGTCGGTGTTGCTTATGCCCGCAGTCCGGGGTGACACTGGCCGGAATGCGCAGGTTCGCATTGAAGGTGCCGACGCCCGTGTTGTCGACCCCCCCAAAGGAAGGAGGTCTTGCTGAAGCCTGAAGTGAGATCTCTCCCGGCAGGGGAGGCAACGTGGTGCTGGAGCTTCGGCCACGGCCGTTGCAAAACATGCGGCGTGCCGGTAGTCACGCCAGGACAGTCGTCAGCGGCTGCTGTCGTTTGCCACGATCATGGACGAGCCGCCTGAGGTCGCAGCGTTGGGCCATGACCGCTGCATCATTGCGATCAAGTTCGAGCACCTCGATGCGTGCAGCCACCGGATGCCTCGAACCTCACGGCGCAGTATGCGACCGCACTATGGGCACCGGCTGGCGGCGCAACTTGCCCTAGGCTCCCTCGGCTATGCGCTCGCAGCACCGACGACCGTCCGCGCGGTCAGCGCTGAACAGCTGCGCCACGATGTGAACTGCAGCGCGGCCTAGATGCCTTCGTCAAAGAAGGCGGTCATAGCCGTCGCGAACCAGAAGAGCTGGCTATCGTTGAAGTCCTCTCGAATCCACACCGGTAGGCTATTGCGCGGGAACGCGAGCTGACCGAGTGCGACGGCGAGCTGCTGCAGCTTGGCATTGATGCGGGTTTCAAGATCCGCTGTTTCGATGCCAACCGCAAGCGCCTTGGCCAGCGCAAGTAAGACCTCAAGGAACACGAAGTCAGCCGCGCGCGGGTTGTCCGGCTGGCCGATGAAAGCCCAGAATTCTCTCCCGATGCACCGATAGACCCGCACCGAGCGCGTTGCCGTGTCGATAAGGACACCAGGCTTGCGAGCGCGATCCTCTTCCTCGAAGCCGTTCTGCAGCAGCTTCACCAGAATCTGGTTCTCCTTGTTGTTCGTGGTGCAGTCCGTCCCGTATGTCAGGCCCAGCACCACATCTATTTCCCGCACCTCGGGGTAGGTCGCCCGTGTCTGCTGCAGCCAGCCGCGATGGTTGTCAATGATGGCCCGGGTCATGCCTTGGACCTGGGTGTCGTTAATCGTGTTTGGGCCGCTCTTGATAGAAGTCAGATAGCGCCGGGGGCCGATCACGACCGACTTGTCAATCTCACGCCACACGGAGTCCACGCGGCGCTGTGCCTTCTCTTCGTTGCTCAGGCCGATGAGCGCATCAAACTCGGCGCGCTTCTCCGGCGCTTCAATCCACTTGTTTGCCGAAACGAGTGGGTATTGCCCTACGAAGGCCGCTTCAATCGACTTTCCGAATGACGTTTCAAGCCCCATGTAGAGCTTGCTGTTGAACAAGAAGGAACCAAACGCGCGCGGGTCATCGAGGCGCATCACGCTCGCCGAGGTCATCAGAACGTAGGGGTTCGTTCGATAGTCGGCCAGACCCGCGCGTCGCTCGAAAGCGAGCGGCAGATTGGTGCTGATGTAGCCCGCCAGCGCACGGGCCAATGTCTCGACCCGCTCTTCCGTCACGCTGGCGAAAAGGCCGACGATTTCTTGAACGTTGAACCGGTGGGTTCGAGACTTGAGGGCGGCGGTGAAGGGGTTTGCTGTTGCGCGTGTCGCCATCCTGTCCTATCCAATCGCACTGACTTTTCTTAGTGTTTGTGGCGGTTCGTAGGTGGCGAGCGCGTTGTCCTCCCCGTCCTCCCACACCAGAGTCTTGCCGCCCTTGAACCATTGCCGGGTTCGGACATGCGATTGCACATACACGACGCGGTAGTCGGTGGGCTTCTCAGCTCTGGCAAGCCAATTTTGCATCCGTAGTTTGTCCAACTCGGCAGCGATGACCTCGCCAGCAACTTCGCCCAGGCGCACGGGCACAGCGTTGCCGACCTGGGCGTATTGCTGACTGGGTGTTCCTTGGAACGACCAGTCCGGCGGGAACTCTTGGATAGCGGCGTATTCCTTGAGCGAAAGTGCCCTCACCTCTCCGGGGTGGCATAGCGCCGTGCTGGCGTGGTTTGGCATCGTGACCAGCGTTGGGCACGGCAAGTCATAGCTCAACCGTCGCCACCACCCCGACCGGCCGCCCTTCGCAAACCAGGCGCTACCCATGGACTCCTGCTGCTTCTCGACCGGCAGGCTGCGCCAGTTCGACCCAGGTGGCACCAGCTCCAGGAAGGACTTCTTGCGCGGGCTGAAGTCCATCACCACATCGGTTGGCGCGCTTTTCAGGTGCCTGATCGCGTCGCCTAACGTGCGCCACGGCTTGAGCGCCGGCCCGCCGAAGAGGTGCGCTTGCGGCCCCTCCGGCGCTCGGGCTGGCCCATGCGTTGGGTTCGGGAAGTTCACGACCGTGTTGTATCGGTTGCCGATGAACAGTGCCCGCTCTCGCAATTGCGGTGCCCCATAGTTGACGGCGTTCACCTCAAAGCAGTCCATGTGATAGCCATTGCCTCCAATTCCCTGCAGATCCTGCAGATCCTCGGCGAACAGGCGTACAACGGAGCCGGGCAGCTCATCCGGTTCCAGCGGCGGTCCGCCCTTCTCGGGCCGTTGTGCGATTGGCCGGTGCTTGAGCGCCGCCGACAGGAGCCCGCGCACGTTCTCCATGAGGAAGAAGCGCGGCTGCATGCATTCCACAAAGCGCAGGTATTGCCACAGCAGCGTCCCACGCGGGTCTTGCGTTGCCATGCGCCGCCCTGCCGTGCTGAAGGACTGGCACGGGGGGCCGCCAACAAGCAGATCCAGTTCGCCGGGCTTGAGGCCGCAAGCGTCCAGCACCATCACCGGATCCAGATCCGAAATATCGCCCTCGAACACCTGCAGCTTCTTCGGCAGCCGTCCTTTCGCGTGGTTCGCGCGGATGGTGTCACAGAAGCTGGGTTCCTTCTCGACGCAGGCCAACAGCTCGAAGCGCCCTGTTTTATCAAGGCCGAGATCCAGCCCCATCGCGCCCGAGAACAGCGAGATCACCTTGTATTTCGGGGCTGGCTTCTTCTGTGTTTCAGCCATGACGCTGCCCGCCGCCACTCGCCGCACCAAACAGCGGCCATTGGCTGGCAACGTATTGCTCTGCAGCTTCTCGCACAACCCAAGCGACCGACACCTTCTTCTGCTTTGCGATGCGCTCAAGGGTGTCGTGCAACTCGGGTGGAAAGCTCACGGACGCACGCGGCATCCGGGCATCCACCTTTTGTTTCGCTGGTGCTCTTCGTGTTGTCATGTCTGCCTCAGACAGGTAGATGCACCACTTTACACCACCAAGGTTCAATGTAAGGCGATTGGTTGCAGTGCCGGCTGCGCCCGAGTGGTGAGGCCGCTTGCCTTCGCGACTGGCTCGATCGCATGGGAACAAGGAGGCCTGATTGCGGTGGAACCTGACGCCACCAACCCGCTGCATTGGGCTCGGCCATACGGGTGTCAAAAGATGGTCGTTATGTCCGCCGCTTGCGGGCGGAGTCCTCCATGCGGTCTTACATCCTGATTTAAGGCATCGCGAATGGGGCACTGTAAGTCAGGGCGCTCACGCCCGAATCGAGCCGGCATTCCTTGCGGGGCGGCGAGCTCCGTTCGTCGCTGATAGGTCGGTTCGCACCGACGAGTCCACGTGCTACAGAAGTGCTACGAACGCCTCTACCCCCTGTCGATCCCGCCCATTGAACTATGGCGAGCTGAGGGGGAGCGCTGGAGCGCTTGGCACAAGCAGGCCTCCATGATGAGGCCGTGAGACGGTTCCGCGTCGCGGGTTCTACGCTCAACATAGCTGCGTGCAGGGTGGTCGAAGAGGCTGACATCGCAAATGCGGAACGCCTCGCGGAACAAACGCGGAACACTTGCTTGATTGGTCAGCGCTCAATCACGCTGCAACCCGCATGAATGCTCTGGTGCCTCGGGCCGGAATCGAACCGGCACTCCTTGCGGAACGGGACTTTGAGTCCGACCGTCAGTTGAGCGTCGGCGCGACCCCGTGGCCCGAAACGTTCCGCATTTGTCTTCCAGCAGCTCTCTGGGAGATTGTGCTGATGCGGAACAAGTCAACGGCACAACCTTGAGTCTTGTTGCATAGGTGGGGTGGGAATCCGTCTCACAGCCACCGGGCGCTGCACGAAAGCCAATGATCGAGTGCGTTCGACTGAATGAAAGCATTACCCGGCAACCGCGGTGCGGGCACTCAATCGGGGGGGTGTTTCATTCAATTTGAGGTTGCAGGGCCTGCTCCCTTGCTATTCAATGTTCGCCAATCCGAAGTGGCGGGGGGGGGGCATGAAGCGCACTGTTCTTGTGGCTGTGCTGGTGCTGCCGTTGCTCATGGGGTGCGGCAGCCTGCGGGGCGCGGGCCCGTTGTACGAGCCTCTTTCGCAGACTTGTTCGGGAGTGCCTTGCATCTCAGAGTCCAGCAACACGGCGTTCGCTCGTCAGAAGCTGGGCGCGTACAGAGGGCATTTCCAGGCCTTGGCTGATAGCCGTGCGGAGAGCGACCTGCGCGCAGGCAACCTCGGCATCTTCGGCGCAGTACTGGGCATCGCCGCAGCAGCAGCTCAGTCGCGTGAAGCACTCGCGGCGGCGGCCCTTGTTGGCGTGACACCGACGTTGTTTGCGCACCGCTACAACTTGCGCGGCCAGCCGCAGATCTACGAACGCGGCGCCCGCAATTTCCGCTGCATGAGCGACACAGTGCGGGATCTGCAACGCTTCGAGGCACTCTACGCGCGTGTGCCCGACGCTGATCGCACGGTTGAACTGCGCGCGGGCTACCAGGAACTTCTTCCCGCGCTGAAGGAGATTGATCAGCAGATCGACGTCGTTGTCGACCGCACGCGCGAGGACCTGCGCAGAGGGGTGGGTGAGCTGAACGCTGCCGCTATTGCCACCGCGTTTGATCAATATGGTAGGGATCTCGTGAATGCAAGGGATCAGCTAAGAGGAGTGCCACTAATCAGTGCTCCTGCTCACGCCGGAGCGCCGCCGCCGTTGAACACGGACGAGCAGATTGAACTGCGTGGCTATCTCGCGCGCCTTAGGGTCGTGCGCGGTGAGTTGCAGAGGTGCGTGTCTCTTTGAGGAGGGGCTGGCGATGCAATGTCTCTTGTTCCGAAGCGCAATGCTGGCGCTAGCGATAGTCCTTACGGCCGAAGTGTCGGTGGCTCAAACGGTCATGAAGCGCGTCGCAGGGCGTGACTTGAGCATCCAGGTGATTGGCGGTGCTCCCGCAGATCCGGCTGTGTGGCCGGCCACCCTCGTCTTTCGCGACGCCAATGGGGCTGGCTGCACCGCCACCGTGATTGGAAGCAGGGTGGTCCTGACGGCTGCACACTGCATGCGCAATGGCGAAGCGGCTATTGTCGATCTACCACCTGCTCAGCGTATCGGGCTGGTCTGCGACCATCACCCCGACTACCCCGCCAACTATTCGGCCGACTTCGCGCTGTGCATCGCTTCCGCTCCGCTGGACATCGGCGCCGACTACGAGGTCATTGCCTCTGACGTGTCCTTGCACAAGAGCGGTCGCACGGTCGTTCTGCTTGGATACGGCTGCATTACCCAGGGTGGTACCGACAAGAACTTTGGCCAGCTGTTCCAGGGCGCGGCGACAGTGACGCATGCTGAGGCAAACGAATACGTCGTTTCTTCGGGGGCTGCCGTTTGCTTTGGCGACAGTGGCGGCGCGGTGTACTCGCCCGACGGGGTTAGGCGGCGTGTGATCGCCGTCAACTCACGCGGTGACATCAGTCAGTTCTCGTGGCTTTCGCTGACCACGGGGAGCCTGTTCAGGCGATGGGCTCTCAAGTGGCGCCATGCTGAGGGTGCCCGTCTCTGCGGCATTCACGCGGACGCGACAAACTGCCACCAATAGGATCCGTGATGAATCGCGGGGTATTGTGGGTCGCCATGATGTGGCTCTCAGCCTTCGCGTTGTGGCCGACTGAGTCTGGAGCGATCATTGTCGGGCAGGGAAAGGACAATGAGTTCCCCCGCTACCCGTCGATCGAGCAAACCACGCTTGTCTTCCGCAGTGCAGGGGGCACTGCTTGCACGGCCACCCTGGTCAGTTCGCGTGCCATCATGACCGCGGCTAGCTGCCTGGGCAGCAGCGGCCGGCTGACCGCGCAGTTGGGTTCCGATACCCATACGCTGAGTTGCTCACGAGTCACTTCACCGGGCGAACCGTTCGCGGACATCGCACTGTGCGCATCGGAGGCTCCGCTGCTGTTCTGGAGCCCGGCACGATTGGAGCCCGCTAGGGCCGCGGTGCCGGGCGAGCGGGTCGTTCTCGTTGGCTTTGGCTGTACTAGTCCGGGTGGTCTGGACCGCGCAGGTGCACCGCGCTATCAGCAAGAGCAGGTGCAGGTGTTGGGCATTGCCGGCCAGGGGGAGCCGCTTGTGGAGGCGGTGGGCGCTGCGGCCTGTTTCGGCGACTCAGGCGGTGGCGTGTACCGACCACCTGCAGCGCCAGGAAAATCGCCGGTGCTTGTGGGCGTGATATCGCGCTCGGATTTAGCGCGCACCACATGGTTCGTACCGGTGGCTGCGCCCTTGGTCGTAGACAAGATCCGCGCTTGGTCCTCCGCGACCGGCGTGCCAGTTTGCGGCATTAGTGAGCTCTCTGCCGGTTGCGAATCCGGTCCCGACCAGCCCCCCGACCTTGGCGCGTCCAACACAGTGGTGCTGCGAGCACCAGACGCGTCCGAGCCGCTGACCGCAAACCTCTATGCTGCACAGCTCGTGCTCGCCGATGGGGAAGGGCGTGAAACCGTCGAAACGGTGTTTGCTCGAGTGTGTGGTACGCCGTTGTCATCCGTTCCCGGCATGACCTCGGACCAAGCTCGTGCAATCGGTGGAGTCACAGTGAGGCGCGGGGATTTCATCGAGATTCCGAAGTGTCCTGTTGTGGCCTACAAGGCGGCGAGAGACACCAGCGCCAGGCACGTCGTGAGGGAGCTCGATACGGTCTGGTCAATCTACAAAGGACTGAAGAAGACGAGCCGGGAAGTGCCGAAGCAAAGCGCCACCGAGTTCGCCGAGTACGTGCGCAGATTCGAGTTGCTCAATCCAACCCTGCGCAGCCCAGATGACATAAAGCCCAAGCAGATTGTGAATGTGCCATCAGTCCCCGGCGTGCCGCGCCCGGTGCCCGTGGCGACAACGGCCGTGCCAGACGCGTTGCCGATCTTGACCTTGTCCTCCGACGAATCGGATGCATCTTGCAGGGGACCGGCTACCGCCGCAGGCTATCCATACGATCTGGCGCTCCTGCTCGATGTGCTGAGCATGAACCGGCGAGTTGATATCCCGGCTGCGCCCGTCGGAATCACCATCGCGGACAGCGGTCTGCAGGGAGCAGGGCAGGGCGCCTTTATCGAGAGCGTTCTCAGCAAGCGGCGCCAGACCGACTTCAAGGCGCACCAAGATGCCATCGCCCCGGTCGTTGTCAATCCTCGGGCACGCACACACGGGACGGCCGTGGCGTCCGTGGCGCTGGGCGGACCTCTGTACGCGCGCTTCGGCCCTACCTCGGGCGTGCCGCGCATCCAACTCGCGGTGCACCGCATCTACTCCACCCCATCCACTACCAACGCTGCCGACGCTGAGGATAGGGTTACAGCGGACGTGGCACTGTTCGACGACATGATCGCCTTTGCTGAGGACAAGGACGCTGGCATCGTCAACCTCAGCCTGCGCAGTACGGGCACCATCCCAGCGATCGAGAACAAGACTCGTGAACCGAGGACAAGATTGCTCTTTGTCGCGGCGGCAGGCAACGAGGGTAAGAAGCTCAGTCGCGATCCGGCTCTGGATGTTGACGTGACTTATCCGGCTGTGTACGGAGGCCAGTCTTCATTGCGGCTGATTACGGTGATGGCACTCGACGGCGAGGGCTCCCGGGCAGGGTTTTCCAACTGGGGCGCTCGCTTCGTTGACATCGCGGCTCCTGGCTGCCGCGTGCCGGCACTGCGCTGGGACAGTGAGCTGGGTCGCTTCGTCGAGACGCGCGAATCCGGGACTTCGATGGCGGTGCCCATGGTCAGCTTCGCCGCAGCGGTGGTGCGGTCTGAAAGCAACGGCGAGTTCTGGCCAGAACAGATCAAGCGGCGCCTGCTCGTGTCGGCCGACCTGACGCCGGTTCAGCCACTTATTGAGGAGGTCAGGGACGGACGTCAACTGAACATTGCAAAAGCGGCTGCGCTGCGCAATGACGTCGTCGAACTATCCGGACGACGCCTGTTGGTGGGTGATCTGCGTCTTCAAGAGGGCACTACTGTGCTGGTGGGGCCGAGCAAGAGGTTGCAGTTGTCGTGCGAACAAGAAGCCGACCTTCGGCTCAAGCCGGAGGACCTATTCAAAATCGCCCGATGGACGCCCGACGCGCAGGGCGAGCGGTTCAAGGTCTACTACCGCGGCGCCGCCAATGAGTTGTTCCTGTCTGATGTCTGCCGGAGGCCGCCGTTCCAAGTGCACCTCATCAAGCTTTCGGGTGAGACGGTGCAGGTGGAATGGAGGGACGTGCAGGACATCGTTACTCGCAACAATTGAGGAGTCAACATGAATCGCAGGTTGCCGCTGGCGTTGTTCTCGACACTCCCTCTGCTTTGCGGGTGCGCAGAGGTGTTCTATGCGCGCACACCGGTCGGTGTACTTAGCGGCAAGCTGGATGTTGAGTGGACGGAGGCCAACCAGTTCATCTTCCGCCCGCGACCGGACAACCCGCTAACCTTTGTCACTTCAGCGGGCCGTCGGATTCAGCCTGGGGTGATGTACACCGACGGCGGATCGGTGCCACGCTTCTTTTGGTCCATGCCGAGCTTCGGCCCTTGGGACTTCGGGCCAGCATACATTCTTCATGACTGGCTCTTTCAGCAGCACCACTGCAAGCTGGGCGACTGGCAGAAAGATACGCTAGGTACAACCGCGGACGTGCTCGCAGAGGCGATTAAGACGCAAATGACCAGGACAAACCAACATGACGCCTTCGCAGTCTGGGCAATTCACCGTGCGGTGAGCAGCTCGGTTGCTCAGAAACGCTGGGATTCGGGCACCTGCATGCCGCCGCCGGTGTCCGGTGCGCGGGCGGTGCGCATCATGACTATCGATGCCGACGCAATACGCCCTTGAGCGCAGCGGTTCGGAAGGCTTCCTGCCGCGTGCAAGCAGTCGCCCGTCGAACACTGTGGGCACAGCGTCTGGACGGCATCCCCGATGCTTCATGAGGTGCGGCCATAACAGCTGACCAAAAGTAGAGAACTCACGGCGCTGGAAGGGCTCCGTCGGTTGGCACGTCTCGGCCGGGCCCGGCTCAGCCTCCACAACTGAGGCCGCAGCCGGGGGGAATTGAGCGGTGCGATTGTGGCTGCCAACCTGGTCTGGTGGGGCGCCGGCCCGAGCAACGAGTGTCCGAAGGCCTCTTGCGGCATCCCACGACTCGGCATCCGGCAGCGCACTTCGCCGGCTCGGGGCAGTGCGCCCCGAGCTCCCAGTGCTACGAGACTGCTACAAAGCCGGGACTTCCCCTATGAGATCCACCCATTGAACTACGGCGGGGTGGGGGCACGCGGGCGCCGCGTATTGTGCCTCTTCGCGGGACGGCGCTCCGATGGCTCGCACATCCCTGTGCGCTGGCCGGCATCGACGGCGCCCAGTGGCCGCGGGCTGGGCCCCCAAGCTCAGTACAGAAGATTTCGTTGGTTGCGCGCCTTTGTGGTCAACGCTTGATGCTAGTGGCCGGCCGCTTCCGACAGTGGCATGCCCGGTGTGCCTGCGTAGAACACGATCAACTCGGCTCCGCGCTCGCCTGTGATGCCGCGGTGGGCCGCGCCCACCATTTCGGGCAGCACCTGTCCTTGAGTGATGTGCTGCTTCCGCCCGTCGTCCTTCTTCTCCACGGTGAGATCGCCGCTCAGCACGTAGCCTGCATTCGGCATGGGGTGCGTGTGCCATGCCAGCTGCGTGTGTGGCGGGATGGTGATCTTGAGCACCGTGAGTTGCGGTGTGCCCGTGGGGTAGGCCGTATAGGGCACGCCGTCCCAAGAGGTGGTGTCGCGAAGCAGTACTTCGGATTGAACCTTCGGGGGCTCGGCAGCGCCCGCCGCGCAAACGAAGCCGAGCGCCGCGACGCAGGCTGCGATGTTCTTCATGAAAACCTTTCGATTCATGCCAATGTCAACGCCACGTCGACGTGATCGAGCGTGGCGTTCGAGCAAGGGCCATCTGGTGAGCGGCGTGAAGGTGATGGCGGTACTTCATGCCCAAGGGCGTTGCTTTGATGACGATGTCGCAGGCGCCGCTCGCAAGCGGAACCCCGGGGCCGCGGAATCAGCGCCTCATCGCGCCAAGGCTGCGACCTCTGCCGCGCTCAGCGCACCCGCATGGACTCGGAAGTCCTGGATGCGGCCGTCGAACGATGGATGTGCCCAGTTGCGCCCGAGGAAGGTCACCTGGTCGCCGACCTGGCGCGGCGAGAGCAGGATGTCATCCGACTTGCCCATCTCGGTGCCGTCGACATAGAGCCGCGCGGTATTGCCGCGCAGCGTGACCGCCACATGGACCCAGCGGCGAATCGGCATGGCCCAGGGCGCCTCGACGATCTGCGTGTCGTTGTGCGTCGCGCCGTGGATCCCGAAACACAGCACGCCCGAGCCGCCCCGCGGCATGAGGTACATGGCGGAGAACCCATCATTCCCGGCGAAGAACATGCAGGTGTGCCAGCGCAGCGAATTGGCGTAGGCCCACAGGGAAACGGTGAAGTCGTCCAGGTCGCCGAAGGTGCCTTGCGGCAACTGCAGGCCCGCCTTCTTGCCGTCGAACACGATGGCCTTGTCGCCGCGGCGCCCCTCGCCCCAGGTGGCACCGTCCAGCAGCGTGCCCTCCACCGAGGCCGAGGTGCCGGCGGCGTTGAGCAGCGTGCCGAGCGTCCCCGTGTTGCCCGCACCGTTCAGCGGCAGCGTCAGGCGGGTCTCGCCTGGAACGGCGATGCGGGCCACGTTGGAACCGGCGTTCGGGGCACCGGCGCCCTCGGCGGTGACCTGGTAGAACCAGACGCCTTTGGGCGGCGCATCGCTGTAGGTGAGCAACTGGTTCGCCGAGACCTTGCCGAGCAGGGTGAAGGGGCCGTTGGCCGCGTTGCTGCGCTTGACCGCATACGCGGTCGCGCCGACGCTGCCCCACCACGACAGCACGACACGGTCGCCGCGCAAGTGGGCCGTGAGGCCCGACGCCGGCTTCATCGGCCCGGCATAGTCCGCGCGGCGATGGACCAGCGTCGGCCACCAGACGTCGTCGCTGCTGCCGCCGTACTTCGCCTCGCACAACGGCACCATGCGCGCGACGTTCGGCGCCGCCAGCCCCATGCGGTTCACATAGTGGTTGTAGATCGGCTCCCAGGCGTTGCGGCCGTGCTGGAACGACTGGTTCACCTCGGTCCATATGGCCGGGTGGGGCTGCGACGGATTGTGTTCGCGCGCAAACGGCATCGGGTAGGTCTTGCCGTTCTCGTCGAGCAGGTTGGAGCGCGCCACGTACTCGGCGGCTGCCAGGAAGCGGTTGTTGTACAGCCCGTAGAGGTCGTCGCCCTGGTTCCAGGCCATCTCCAGCACGTCGCCGCCGAGCGACATGCCCAGCGTCGAGTGGCCCTGGTCGCGGCCGCTTTCTTCCCACTGCCCGAAATGACCCGGGTGCATGAAGTACACGCCGTGCAGGATGGAGCCGTTGCCGAAGTTCCTGAGCTTGCCGCGGTTGTTGCCCGCGTAGCTATCGCAGGCCAGCCGGTACAGGTCGGGTCGGTCGCAGAAGATGCCGATGGCCATGGCGCCGGCCAGCGAGGCCAAGTCCCAGTTGGCATGGGAGCCGATGCGCCCTTCGCTGAGGAACCTCGATGAAATCGGGGCGAAGACGTTGAGCAGCATGTCCTGAAAGCGCTTCAGGCTCGCCGGGGCCCAGCCGGAGTAGGTGCGCAGGATCTCGCCGATCTGCGCCAACTGGTGGCCCTGTATGCCGGCAAGGATGATGAAGGTGTGGTCGTCATGGGCGGTCGATCCGGGAGGCACCGTTCCGACCTCCTTCAGCGTGTTGGCCCAGGCGTCCAGGAACTCCACCGCCTTGTCGGCATAGCGGTTGTCCTGCGGGTCGGACAGCTTCCAGCGCAAGGTCAGGGACCAGGCGCGCCAGATGTCGACGTACAGGTTGTTCTTGCTGCCGTCGGCTCGGTAGACCGCGGGCAGCGGGTACGGCTTGGTGTCCAGGGTGGCGAAGCGGTCGGCGCACAGCTTGTTCCACCAGCCCGTCCACGGTTCCTGGCCTGCCTTGATGTGCGCGCGGACGCGGGTGGCGTCGGCTTCGGTGAGCAGCAGCCCCGGGTGGCGGAAGACGCCGGTCTCCGAGGCGGGCGCGGAGGCGGAGCTGTTTTCCTTTCCCAGCACCGACAGTCCGGACGGGCCGATCTC